CTTAATACCAATCAGTAAACATTACGAAGAACAAGAAAATGTATTTAATATTGTTAAACCAATAATAGATAAATACAATCCTAACGACAAGATATATGAATTTAACAATACAACGTTAACAAATGTATTTCATAATATCGAACGTAACGGCGTTAAAATTGACAAGCAATGTTTTCTCGATTGCTATGGCGAAGAATTAAAGTACCCCGAATTTAGCATTAGAAAAAGCAGAATATACGGCCAATATAACCTACATACGCTAACTGGTCGTCCATCAAATACATTTAATAGTATTAACTTTGCTGCATTAAATAAAAATAGTGGTGAACGTTTATGTTATAGACCAGCTAACGATGCTTTCGTTGAAATTGATTTTAATGGTTATCATCCACGTCTAATTGGTGAATTAGTTAATTATCCATTAACTGCTGATAATATCTATGAAGATTTAGGTATTGAAAAAACAGTTATGTTTGAAAATCTATATGGTGGTATTAGAAGAGATAATTTATCTAACCCATACTTCCAGAAAGTACAAACGTTTATAGATGAAATGTGGGATAGTTACAATTATGGTGGTACTTATAGTACTTCATTACGTACGTTTAAGGTAGGCGATATAAACAACCAAACAAAAATGTTTAACTACGTTATACAGGCGCTTGAAACGTATACTAATGTAGTTATGTTAGAACAAATAATAAAGTATTTAAGCGATAAGAAAACGCAGATAGTACTATACACATACGATGCGTTTTTATTTGACTTTAGTGCTGACGATGGTAAAGAATGTTTACACGAAATACTAAATATTATGAAATACCCAGTTAGCATTAAAAAAGGAAAATCTTATCACAATTTAAAACAAATTTAAGAAATGTCTCAAAAAATATCATTTATAAACGATACTAATATATTTATAGATAATGATTACACATTATCAATTGAAAACATGACAAACAAGTTATTCTGTACCTTTACACCTAAAGATGAATTAGAGGACATACTTGCTACAATTAATCGCCGTTATGCAATTCTATATAATAAAATATTTGTATTAGAATCCCCAGAAAGTGACGAATTAATATGCACCTACAACATAGACACTGGAAATTCTAATAACAGTGTGATGCCTAGTACTATATTAGTACATAGAAAAAAAGACAGCAATACATTATACAGTATCAATGCTTTGAATATATTGATCAAACAACTAAACAATGGTGTTTTAGATCAACGTTTCATCATTAATTGGAACGATTATCGCAATTGTATTTTACTTACTACTGGTAACGATTTACGTCGTTTGAACACAATGATCTACAGAGTTGTTGACCTTAACGGAAAATAAGTTTGGTTCTGTCAAAAAAATTAGTTATATTTAATGCCTAAAATAGTTATATTATGGATCTTTCACAGATTAAAAGTAAATTAGCCGGGTTGCAACCTAAACCTAAGTACGAAAAGGTTGATTATAGTAAAGTATATTGGAAACCAAAAATTGGTAAACACCAAATTCGCATCGTTCCATCTAAATTTGACAAAGCAAATCCATTCCGTGAAGTTTATTTTCACTACGGATTCGGTAAATTTCCTATTGCAGCGTTAAATAACTGGGGTGAACAAGATCCGATTATTGAGTTTACTAAGGGTTTACGTAAATCATCTGATAAAGAGGATTGGCAGTTAGCTAAAAAAATTGAACCAAAAATGCGTGTGTTTGTACCTGTATTAGTACGTGGTGAAGAACATTTAGGCGTACGTTTATGGGAATTTGGTAAAGAAATTTATCAACAATTATTAGGTATCGCTGCTGATGAAGATTATGGTGATTACACAGACATTAACGACGGACGTGATTTCACAGTTGAAGCAACTGAAGGTGAAGTAGCAGGACGTAAAGTAGTTAAATGTGCTATTCGTGTTAAACCTAAAACAACTCCAATTGCTGAAGATGCTGCTCAAGTAGAAAAATTCTTAAGCGAGCAACCAGATATCTTAGGATTATATCGTAAAATGAGTTTTGAAGATATTAAGAACGTATTACAGAAATTCTTAAATCCTGAAGAAGAAATTGAAGATGTAGCACCAGTAGTATCTACTCCTTCTCAACATAAAGAAGAGGAAGAAGAAGATGATTTCTTAACTGAAATGAATAAACCAGTACAAACATATTCGTTAGACACTTCAGCTGGTAAAACATCAAGTGCAGATAAATTCGATTCATTATTCGATTAATATAAATAAAAGTTATGGCAAAAAAAGATAGTTTAAGCTCAGTTGTATCTGAGTCGTTGAAGAAATCCTTCGATATAAATGCATTTAAGAAGTCTAAATTCTTAGATCAATCGGTTAAATTCAAACCGCAGAAATGGATTCCACTATCTAAAGCCTTTCAAGATGTTATTTCATTACCTGGTATTCCTATGGGCCACATAACACTATTACGTGGCCATAGTGATACTGGTAAAACAACAGCAATGCTTGAATGTGCTGCAGCAGCTCAGAAAATGGGAGTACTACCTGTATTCATTATTACTGAGATGAAATGGAATTGGGAACATGCTACACAAATGGGTTTTGAAATTGAACCTGTAGTAGATGAAGAAACTGGTGAAATAATTGATTATAAAGGAATGTTTATCTATGTAGATAGAGGTTCATTAAATACAATTGAAGACGTAGCAGCATTTATTGCTGACCTATTAAATGAACAAGCTAAAGGTAAATTACCTTATGATTTATTGTTCTTATGGGATTCAGTAGGATCTATTCCTTGTCGTTTATCAGTTGATTCTAATAAAAATAATAACGAGTGGAATGCAGGTGCTATGTCACAACAATTTGGTAATTTCATTAACCAAAAAATTGTATTATCTCGTAAAGAAAATCAACCATACACTAACACATTAGTTGCTGTTAATAAAGTATGGGTTGCAAAACCAAACTCACCTATGGAACAACCTAAAATTAAAAATAAAGGTGGTGATACTATGTTCTTTGACTCATCATTAGTAGTTACATTTGGTAATATTTCAAATAGTGGTACTAGTAAAATCAAAGCAACTAAAGGTGGTAAAGACGTTGAGTTTGCTAAACGAACTAAAATCTCAGTAGATAAAAACCACATTACAGGTGTACAAACAAAAGGTACTACAGTAATGACAGTACATGGTTTTATAGATGATGATAAGAAAGCAATTGATAATTATAAAAAAGAACATTCTAAAGAATGGTTATCAATTTTAGGTTCAACTGACTTTGATGTAGTTGAAGAAGATGAAATGAAAGAGAATTTTAGCGAGATAAATTTAGTAGATGTCGAAGAATAAATACGCCGAGTTATTATCCGGTATTAATAATGACCCTAGGTCTAAAAATAGTTCTGTTCTGGTAATTGATGGTTTAAATACGTTTTTACGTAGTTTTACTATGATTAACCATATAAATCCAAATGGCCACCATATTGGTGGCTTGACTGGATTTTTAAAATCAATTGGTTATGCAATTAAACAACTAGATCCAACAAGAGTAATTATTACGTTTGATGGTGTTGGAGGTTCAAATGCAAGAAGAAACCTATTTCCTGACTATAAAGCAAATAGAAATGTTAATCGCATGACTAATTATTCTATATTCTCATCTAAAGATGAAGAATCGGAAAGTATAGCTCAACAAATGGAACGTTTAATCGTTTATCTAAAATGTTTACCTGTTACTTTAATTTGTGTAGATGCAATCGAAGCAGATGATGTTATAGCTAAACTAGTAGAAAAATATGAGCAAGATGAAACTTGTAAACGTATTCATATCATGTCTGCCGATCAAGACTTCTTACAACTAGTAACAAACAAAACACACGTTTATTCTCCAGTTAAAAAGAAAATATACACTCCTTCATTAGTATTAGAAGAATATAATTTAACATCTAAAAACTTCATCATTAAGAAAATATTAATGGGTGATAAATCCGATAATGTTCCTGGTGTAAGTGGATTAGGTGATAAGAAATTAGCTAAACTATATCCTGAATTAATGACTGAGCAACAAATGACATTACAAGATGTTATTAAAATAGCTGCTGAGAAAATAAATGAACATCAGTTATATGCTAGTATTATAGAACGTTCACATCAACTACATATAAACGAGAGAATAATGAGTTTACATCATTTACCATTATCTGATGAAAACATCACTGAAATTGAAGATGCGCTTGAAAACGCTAATACAGGCATAGATAAAAAACAATTCTTAGGAACATATTACGTTGATAATCTAGGCAACAGCATTCCAAATGTAGAAAACTGGTTAAATGAAGTATTTGGAGGTCTAAGTAATTTTAAGTAGATTTATATAAATAAAAGTTATGACAACATTAAGCAAATTAAATCAGTATGGAACAGTATTCCAGCTGAAAGTGATAGGAGCGTTAGTCTCACGACGCGACTTTTTATTAAACATATCTGATTCATTAGATAGTGACTACTTTGAATCATCATCACATAAGTGGATTATTGACTATATTATAAAATACTTTGCTCAATATCACACATATCCTACAGTTGAGACATTTGCAATCGAAGTTAAAAAACTAGATAACGAAGTATTAAAAGTAGCAATCACAGAAGCATTACGTGAAGCATATAAATTATCTGAAGCAAGTGATTTAGAGTGGGTTGAAGAGGAATTTTTAGATTTCTGTCGTAACCAACAAGTAAAGAAAGCAATTATGACATCAGTTGATTTGCTTAATTTAGGTGATTATGATGGTATTCGTTCTTTAATTAATGTTGCTTTAAAAGCAGGTGAAGATAAAAACATAGGACACGAATATGATAAAGATGTTGAAGCACGTTATAGAGGAGATGATAGAAATCCTATTCCATTCCCTTGGCCTGTATTTAATGAATTAACACAAGGTGGTTATGGTAAAGGAGATTTAGTACTTGTATTTGGTAATCCAGGTGGTGGTAAATCTTGGGGTGTAATTGCAATGGGAGCGTATGCTGCAGCATTAGGATATAATGTAGTTCATTACACATTAGAATTATCTGAAGGTTATGTAGGTAAAAGATATGATGCTGTATTCTCAGGTATTGATGTAGATAAATTAACTAATCATCGTCAAGAAGTAGAACAAGCAATCGGAAAAGTAAAAGGTAAAATCGTAATTAAAGAATATGCACCAAAACGAGCATCATTAGATACAATTGAAGCCCACTTACAACAATTAGAACATCAGAATGAATTTAAAGCAGATTTAGTTATTATAGATTATCTAGATTTATTACGTACTAAAGGTAGAAAAGAACGTAAAGATGAAATTGATGATGTTTATACTGAAGTAAAAGGATTAGCAAAACAATTATGTATTCCTATTGTTTCTCCTTCACAAGCAAATAGAACAGGTGCTGATAAAGAAATCTTACAAGCAGATAATGCAGCAGGTTCATATGATAAAATTATGATTGGAGATATTATCTTATCATTAGCACGTCGCAGACAAGATAAAGTAAATGGTACTGGTATGTGGCATATTATGAAAAACAGATATGGTGCTGATGGTTTAACATTTAGTTCAAAAATAAGTACATCAAACGGATATATAGAGATATACGATCAACCGCTTACAATTGAAGATAGCGATGATAAAGGAAAGAAAAATGGGAATTTCTCCAATAACAATATCGACTCTACCGATAAAGATATTCTCCGAAAGAAGTTTTTTGAACTT